TGCGTCTCGACAGTTGGCACCGGTGCCAAAAACCATTTTGAATATGGCACGCGCTGAAACATTTCCAGTCGATATGAATCATGACAAATACAGAAGAGCGTATCGTCCTGGACTCATTCGGTTCATCATGTACATGTATTATTTCTATACAGTGTACAATCCCAGCCCCGAATCTCCAAAACAGTTGTCTTATTTCAGACGGGCATATGCAAAAATCTCGTCGCGTAATTGGAGAAACAAGTCGACAATTCCTGTGATTCAAATGTATCGATTCTTATCAAGGTTGAACAAACCAACACTGATCAAATTTGCTCGTCTCATCGAAGACTAAAGACGTGACTCCATAGACATTCAAAGAAGATGATCATTGCGGATTTTGAATCGACGCACCAAGGCTGGATCCATTCGATCAGCTATACACCCGTTCAGTTTACACACAAAAAACATTGGAAAAGTCGCGGCCGAGGGTTTGATCCCGTATATACAAAAGCGACGAGCGTAACACACGGACCTGTCACAACGATTGTCATTCGAGACATTGTGACTGATCCGTCGGTTCGTGAAATGACCGACGTTCGTCACAAACTGAGTGGACTTGTGACGGATGCGGCCGAACTCGGACAAACTGAAATTCTCGTGATGGATTTCAAAGAGGCGCTCGAAAAGTTTCTGATGGATGCTGGTGATGTATGGCTCGCCCATTCGATCGATAATGACATCGAGTTTCTGGTCAAGACGGATCAGCGTCTTGGGACTGGTTTGTTTCGTCGAGACCCAAAGGCGTATCCAAACACGTGTTGTCGTCTCGCCGAGTGGTCAAAGGTGGCAAAGGTGTGTACGCAACAGATTTTGACGCGTCGGTGTCCAAACTTTTGGAAGGCGTATGGTGGAACGTCGGCACGTCTGTGTCACTTGGCAGAGTTTGTTGGGTGTTCTCCTCAGACGCACACGCCGGCTCGTGATGTTCTGGATTTGTTTCAGGTACTTGCTCGGGCATACGAACTGGATCAATTCCAAGTCGAGGAAGGGTGTTCATACATGATATGTAAGCCCGTACAAACATACGCACCTTTGAATCAAATGACGCTTTGAAATTGAAAATATCGTCAGCCGGAACGACAATTGTAGGAAACATGTTTATGTACGAGTGTCTCATACCCATGACTGTTCCGAGCATTTGGAGTGCATACGTTTTAATGTCCCGAACATTCGTTTCTGTGTCCCAATCACACATACGAATAACACACACAGACTGTTTCCCGATAAAGGGACTACACGGCGTTTCTTCAGTCGTTCCACCGTCGATATAGTGCCATGGTCCATGCGTCACGCTCGCAAAGAGAAACGGTACGGAAACAGACATACACAAGGCTTTGACAACAGACATACCGGGTGTCGTGTCGACCGAAAAATAGTGTGTCGTTTTAAGTTCGACACAATATGCCGAAATGTACAGTTTTATGTGTGGCCATTGATTCCATAGCTCTGCAAAAGTCACATCGTGTGTTCCCAAAAAAGTAAATACAGTCTGTTCGAAAATCTTTTGAATTTTGTGTGTCCCGACGAGTCCGAAGGATTTGAGAAATGTCTTTATGACTGGTCGAGTCACATCACCTACAGGTACATCAAGACTCACTTGCATCAATTTTTGAGTATCGCCTCGAGCCAAGACGTACATGGCCGCAAGGATACTTCCAGCTGAAGCACCGGAAACAATTTCGAGGTCGTTGAGTGCCCCAACATCTTTGAGTGCACTGAGCGCGCCCGCAAACGCAAAATATGCCATCGCACCTGGCCCAATGGCCAGGTGCTTCATGTTACTACATGGTTTTTAGTGTTATTTATTTAATACGCAGCCGGGAAAGAACCACGGAGAGTCGCAAACACCAGGGCAAACACCAGGGTGTGTACACCCACGGCTGGCAGAGAGCTCTGGCGAGACATCAGAATACCACCGGAGCCTGGAGGCAGGGTCAGCAGCACGCCTGGCGTCAGCAGCACAAACAGTACGGCTGGCACAATCAGGTCAGCTGGCTTCAGAGACACGCGAAGCACGAAAGAAGCAATCAGGTAGTATACCAGTGCCAACACGATCGCGTGGATCAGGACGCTCTGGAGACCGTAAAAGCCCGTGCCTGGCATCAGGCGCAGGGACGGCAGGGCCAACAGAAGACCTGGAGTCAGCAGAGCAAACAGAATTGCTGGGGTCAGGACCTTGGGACCGGTAATGTCGATTGCCATTAGTATTTACACAGAGAAAAAACGGACAAACTCACAAAAGTCATGGAACGACGCCTTGTTCATCAGGGTCTGATCCATGTACCGATCCTCGAGGTATGCCCTGAGTCCCATCCACATGTTCAGAAGATCTTCGCTGTGCCAATCGTGCCATGATTCTGGGTCGAGAATGAGTTCGTCGTCCTCTGGTGGAACATCCTCGTCCTGGATAAACTCGTCGTCATTCTGGCTGTACAGCAGAGACGCATCGTCGCGGTACTCGTTATTCAGGCCCATTTTCTTACTGTGATCGAGTCTCTTTCCTTTACGGGAACGGCGTCGAGGATGGCCTGGTAAGCACCCTCGACACGAGTTTCGTCACCACCAAAAAACGACCGGAGTCCTTTCTGGATGACGTCTTTGGTTATACTACCTTTGCTGGTTTTAGATGAGTATGAAACCTTCTGGTTGTGTATCTTGACTTCAACCTTCTCACCCTCCTCCGTCGCCTGGCTCTTCAGAAACTCCTGAACAAGCACTTTAAGTTCCTTTTCGCGCTTGTTCAGAACACTGAGATCGGCCCGTGCCGCCTTTAACTGGTTCTTTAGACCGAGCCATTCGGTCATAACATCTTTAATATCGTCGCTCATGTATCTCTACTTAAGTGTTTTTCTTTACTTGTATTCGTTCTGGATCTCAAACTTGGGACGCATGGTGTCTGGTGGAATGGTGGACAGATTGAAAATGCTTACGGGGTCACGGGGGTTGGGAGGCTCGGAGCGCTCCTGGCGATTGGCGTTACGCAGGTTACCACCGATCGTCTCGGGGAAACCAATCTGGGCGCGTGGGTCCAGGAAGTTCTGGCCGGACAGAATGGCGTCTGGGCTAAACTGACCGAAATCCTCGGTGGTTACAACCTCCTTGGGAATGAGACCGACGTTGGGATCGGTCGGGGTCTGACCAATCTTAAAGCTACCGCCTGAACCCTCGCCACTGAACGGTGCAAACAGACCCATATCCGCAGCACCACCAGCCATCAAACCGGATGGGCCGTCATTCATCTGACCACCCTGAGTAATCATGGGACCGCTCGTGGCCAGACCCGCACCGGCCGGAGCAGACTCGAAGCCGCTCTTCTGGGGCATCAGCAGCATAAAAGCAATGAGGGCCAACAGGATCAAAATCGCCAGACCTTTACCGTCCATATTTATTAGAGACTACGACTTTTTTTCATACGTCCGGTTCGTCGTCTGGGCTTTCTGGATCGTCTTCATCCTTGAACATATAAGTTGCCGTGGGTGGCCGACGAACTTTGACGAGACGAGCCTGGAGGAGCTTCCACACAGGCTCGAACGTACGCTTGGTAAACACGAGACCGATCAGTTCCAGAAGAACATCGACTGGTGTTCCTGAAATGGCTGATACATCAATCTGATTCTTCTGGGAATCATAGGCTGTTGTAGTCACCTTGCCCTTGACGGTAACCAGTGAGACTGAAAGCTCAGACTCTGGATTGATGCTCTTTTGGTAAGCTGCAGTGACTGTATCGTCTGAGATTTCTTTACCAAACCACTCCACCTTGGACGTCTTGGCCTGGGACACAATCTTTTCATCAAGATCAGAAAAGAAAAGAGTTTGTTCCGATGGAACTGAAATACTCAGCTGAGTCGTATCAGCTGGAATGTCAATCGTCACCTTGTTCAGCTGATGAATCACGCGACCACCATCCTCCTGGGACATCTTCAGAAAGTAACGACCATCCGGAAGCTTGGACGGTTTGCCAAACTGCATGTAGCCAAAAAACAAATCAAGTCTCTAAGTAATATGGCAGGGACTGTGTGTGGTCCACAGTTTAAGGATAAAAACTGTGATTGTTATCTCCAGGTGACTGCCGGGACGACACCAGCAACAGGCCAAGCCTCCAACCCGATACGTTTATGTTCATACGTATCGAATGACGGAACGCACGTGGCGTGTGATCCAGGGTGTTGCAAAACAGATTGTGCATTACCAGATGAAGAAGACGAGACGAGCGCGAGCACAAGTACTAGTACATCTCCAACGTCCGTCTGGTGGATCATCGTCGTGACAGTACTGTTTGGTCTTTTGATCATGTCGTCGTACTTTTTCCGAGTCGCTTCACGAAACCCGACAAAGATTAAGTTGTATCTCGCATTTGTTGGTGTTTTGATCCTAACAATCATCATCGTAGCGGCAGTCGGTGCAACTCAAAAAAAGAAGGGTGATTGATAAACATTTCCATCTTTGTTTTCCTATGGTGAACAGTTTTCGAGACCTTGTGCTTCGAAAGCGTGCGACGCTCTTGAAACGGTATGTCGGATCGTCAGCGACGGTTGGTGGAACAATTGCCGAAATCTATGAAACAATGGATGCTTCGTTCCGAAACATGTTCCAGGATATGTATCGTTCGATCGTCAAGGGACGTACGTGTGAATGGTGTGGAACCACTAGTAACTTGAATAGATGTCACACGGGGAAAGATCGTCCGATGATCGCCCGTGAAGCCATTGCAGGCACACCATGTATCGGCCCAGACGGTCTTCGGTCTCGAGCCGATATCATGATTCTGTTTGTCAGTCTTCACGAAGATCAGCCAGTCAAAATCATGTGTCGCGAGTGCCACCGAAAGTACGACAAAATAAAACTGGGTCACTAGTAGTAGAATGGACTTTGATACCGTCTATAAGTTCATGAAAGAAACACCAATTTATGGTCGGTTCAAAGTATGGCACCTCGCGGCGTTTATGATACTCGGACCGACGCTCACGTGGCCCATGCTCATCGTTTTACTCCTCATTTTCACATACGAAAACCGTAACATAGTTAAAGATGTCCGAAGTATGTTCAGTATCAATGGAGACCAATCAGCTGCTCCAGGCTCTTCAGGCGGAAATCAAGGCGCTCCGCAAGGACCTACGCAAGGTCAAGGCGCTTCTGGAGGACCCTACGGGTGAGAAGTCCAAGGCGCGCGCCTCGAACAACGGTTTCAATAAGCCGCTGGATGTGTCCGATAAGCTACGTGCTTTCCTGAAGCTGGCACCCGGTGAGCAGATTTCTCGGTCTCAGGTGACCAAGCGTGTAAACGAGTATGTCACGACTCACGGTCTCAAGGCGGGTCAGGTGATTCACCTGGATGCCGCTCTGAAGGACCTGCTGAACCCTCCTGAGGGTACCAACGTGACGTTCCTGAACATCCAGAAGTATATCAACCATCACTATATCAAGCCTGCTCCGGCAGCTCCAGCGGCTGCGGCAACTCCGACGGCACCCAAGAAGCCACCGACGGCACCCAAGAAGCCTCCGACGACACCAAAGGCTTAAACAAAAAGTGTGACCCTAGTATATGGAAGAACCTCCAGAACTCGATCGTGGTCGACTTGAAAAACTTATAGGTACAAAGGTACGTGATACGTCCTTGTATAGACGCGCATTTACGCATAAATCAGCCCTCCGAAAGTACACGGGTCTTACCGGTACATACGAGACGCTGGAATTTATGGGTGATTCCGTGCTTGGATTTATTATTACGCGATACTTGTTTGATAAATATGAAGAAAAACAAGAAGGCTTTTTAACAAAAGCTCGAACAAAAATGGTCAGGGGTCAGACGTTATGTGAAATATCAAAACAGCTCGGACTACACGAATGGGTCATGATGGACGACAAGGGTATGCGTAACGGCTGGAACACAAACCCGAAGATTCTCGAGGATGTTTTCGAGGCGCTCGTCGGTGCTATTTACCTGGACCTCGGGATGGTTCATGCCAAAAAGTTTGTCTTTGCAGCCTTTGATCAAGTTGAAGTGTCTTTGTCGGACGACAATTACAAAGACCAGTTGATGCGTCAGTGTCAAGCGGCCCACATACCATCACCAGATTACCAAGTTCGAAACCAGTACCCGGACGGAACGTTTCACGTCGAAGTGTTTATCGACGGTGTGTCCCAAGGTTCAGGGTTTGCTATGACGAAGAAACAGGCGGAACAAAATGCGGCCCAGATGGCACTTAGACTGTAGGTATAAACTCCCATCGAAGATCCGTACATATGAGTTTCCATATTTGGTCCTGACGATACAACTTGTCTTTGGATTTCAGTAAAGGGAAACACGGAAGGTATTCATCTTCGCCTAAAAGTTCACAAAATTTGTACAGAACAAAACTGTACGACAAGAAATTTTTACGATCACCGGGACAATGATTCTCGAACGGTTTTTGAATCTGACCAAACATGAGTCGAAGACGATCCTCGAGGGCCTGTGGCATGGTTGGTGGCTTGACACCATTCAAAAATGTTGTAATGTACGGTGCATGTTCATAGTACTTGTTCAAGCCCAACTTTTTTAGGAGCGCACGAACTTTGAGGTGTGTAATTTCTGAAGTTCCTTTAATTTTTTGTTTTTTAAATTCTAGACGAAGTTGATTGATGACGTCATCAGGAACACTCGTTGATTCTTTGGCTTGGAACTGGGCGACCCATTCGTTAAAATGGTTTTCACGTTTGTA